GCCTGACTCCTCGATCGTCTCCGACGGCTTCATCACCGTCCAGCTGACGGCCCAGACCGACGCGGGCCAGACGATCAGCGTGACCAACGCCGCCGGCAAGGTCTGCATCCTGGACGAGCCGTGCCCGGTGTTCACCGGCTACGACCTGCAGATCGAGTTCTGTGGTGTGAACCCGGCGCTGATCGAGCTGCTGACCGGACAGGACTCCATCTACGACGCCGAGTCCAACCGGATCGGCTTCAAGATGAACTCGGCCATCGACGCCTGCGACTCCGGCTTCGCGCTGGAGATCTGGAGCAACGTGCCGACCGCGGTCTGCGAGCCCGGCGCCGGTGTCTCCTACGGCTACTTCCTGGTCCCATTCGCCAAGGGTGGCGTGATCGGCGATTTCACGGTCGGCAACGACGCGGTCAACTTCTCGATGACCGGAGCGAAGACCAAGGACGGCTCGGCCTGGGATGTCGGTCCGTACGACGTCATCAACGACGACACCGGCGTTCCCGGACCGCTGCTGATGCCGGTCGATCCGCACGACCACCTGCAGATGTTCCTGACCACGGTCGCTCCGCCCGATCCGGACTGCGATCCGGGTCCGGTCGGTGTCGCTGCCACCGGTGCCACCGCCGGAACGCCAGGCACCTACACCCCGGCGGACTCCTATGGCCCGGCCGATCTCGCCGCCGCGGCGTCGGTGACGGCCAGCCCGACCACCGCCTGGGCCAGCGGCGAGTACATCGTGCTGGATGACGGAACGGACGCTCACTGGTCCGGTACCGCCTGGGTAGCAGGCATCGCCCCTTAGTAGCTACCGGGGCTACGGCTGGCACTCCCGGTAGCTGGACGCCGACAGGTTCGACGCCGCCAGCGGATGTGGCCCAGGCATCTGCCTGGGGGGTGATGGCCAGCCCAGCCACGCCCTGGACGACCGGCCAGTTCGTCCAGGGCACCACAGCCGGTGGTGCCGGACGAATGTGCTGGACCGGATCGGGCTGGGTCGGTGGCGTGGCCCCGTAAGCCTGGTTCAGCTCGCCTGAACCAGAGAGGATGGGCCACATGGCAACCACGGATTGTCCTGACTGGCCGCTCGATCCCGGGTGCCTCGGTTCTGACTGGGACGCCCTGGACCCTGCCGTGCAGGAGCGTGCCAGCGCGCTCGCCGTCGCGACACTGCACCGGCTGAGCGGCTACCGCGTCGGCGGCTGTCCGGTCACCGTTCGTCCCTGCACCAAGGCGTGCCTCACGTCCTACGCGGTCTCCAGCTTCGCCTTCTACCGTGGCTGGGGACCGGCGCAGCTGCCCGACGGAACGTGGGTCAACACCTGTGGCTGCATCGGGACCGACTGCTCGTGTGTCGCGCTCTGCGAGGTCACACTGGCGGCCCCGGTCGGTCCGATCAGCTGGGTGAAGGTGGACGGCAACGTCGTCCTCCCGACCAACTACAGGGTGGACGGAAACCGACTGCTCTGGATCGGCGCCGGCGACTGCCCCTGGCCGATCTGCCAGGACATGACAGCGGGTGACGACAAGCCGGATACCTTCGCCGTCCGCTACCTCAACGGCTACGCCCCGGATGCGATGGCGTCCTGGGCCGCTGGTGTGATGGCGATGGAGTTCGCCAAGGCGTGCGTCGGGGGTAAGTGCCGGCTGCCGGCGAATGTCGTTGCGGTCTCCCGGGCTGGCATCAGCTACACCGTCGCGGCAGGCTCCTTCCCGGACGGCTTCACCGGCATTCACGAGGTCGATGCCTGGATCTCCCTGTGGAATCCACACCCGATCCGCCAGCAGGCGAAGGTCTGGTCGCCCGACCTGCGCCGGGCGCGGGTCGTGAACTCATGACAGTGACGATCCCGGACAACAAGATCTACACGCTGCTTGACGAGCTGGCGACGTGCCTGTGCGCGCAGATCGAGACCGATGGGCTGCCCGCCGTGTGCGCGTGCAGTGTGGTGCCCGGCGCGTTGGTGATACCGGACATGGTGGGTGACTGCGCGAATGGGTGCGGCCAGGCGTGGGTGCGGCTAGTCAGCGCCTATCCATCGGTGATCATCGGCGTACCCGACACCCAGGCGGGCAACTGTTCCTCCAGCGTCGGCGTCGAGGTCGAGCTCGGTGTCCTGCGCTGCATCGAGTCCGAGGATGTCGGGGTGCCGGAACTGCAGAACGGGACGCAGCTGCAGGTGGCGGACATGCTGGCGATGTGGCGGGCCGTGTCCTGTTGTCGGCAGTCCAAGGACTACATGATCACCGCCTACACCCCGGTCGGTCCCGAGGGTGGACTGGTCGGTGGGGGCCTCACGGTCTCGATCCTGGTGACCTGAGATGGCCTGGAAGGTCGGCGTCTACAGTCGGGTGACCATCTTCGACGAGCGCATGTACACAGGCGGTGGAGTTGTCGATCGCTGGGTCGGCAAGGTGACGAGGCGGTTCGGTCGCGAGGCCCGAGCCCATGCCCCGATTCGGACGGGCAAGCTGAGGGCCGGGATCAGGACCTCGCAGCGGCGGGCTGCGCTGAAGATTCTCGAGGGCCGGATCGGCTCAACAGCCAACCACACCATGTTCGTGCTGCACGGTACGGCTTACGACGGCACCGGCTACATCTACACCCACCTGGGCTACGCGCTGCGCAATGCGCCGTTGGAGCGACGGCTGGTGCGTGACCCAGAGACTGGTCGACTGAAGGCCAGGCCAGGCACAACACTGGCCGTCGGCAAGAGCCAGGGCAGGGAGACGCACCGCGCGTTCCGGGTGCATGGCCAACGGGAGAACAACTTCTTCCGGGAAGCCTGGTTTGCCACGGCGGCCACTTATCCGGCGATCGGTCCGTGTCCGTTCTGACTCCCCTGATCATCAGGGAGTTTCAGTCGGACTGAAGCCCCCCTAGGCTCAGGGCGACCGAAGGGAGCAACCGTGAAGGAATTCACCACGGCCGCGGAAGTCGCGGCCGGAGAGGACGAGCCCGATCTCGTCTTCGTCTTGGACGGGGAGGAGTTACGGGCCTACAAGCCGACCGAGGGCCAGTTCGCCCTGCTGATGATGGCGATGGGAAGGCACGCCAGCCAGGCCAGCCAGTACGCCGGAGTGATGGAGTTCTTCCTCGCCGTCCTGGACGAGCCGAGCCGGCGCTACGTCGTGGACAGGATGGAGAAGAGGGACGAGGTCATCGCGACCAAGACGATCGTCGAGATCATGGAGTGGATGGTCGAGGAGTGGGGCGGCCGCCCTACCCAGTCGCCCTCCGTCTCTACGTCATCGCGGCGGAACGGTGGGCGGAAATCGACAGTGCTTACTTCAGCATCGACGTAATCAATCAACCGCCGCACCGCTTCATGAACCTGGTCTACGGGTGGTGCGTCGAACGAGTACCAGAGGACAAGCTGGAGATGTGGCTGACACAGCTGGCTGAGCCACTCCCCGGCCACGAGAACGCTGCCCCGACCCAGATGCAGATCGAGTCCGAGGGCGCTGACTTCATGGCCGCGATGGCAGCGCACTCCGCCAGGAGCGGGGGTTAGCCATGCCCAAGGAAACGATTGGCGAAGCCGAGGTCATCGTCAAGGCCGATGGTCGTGGTTTCAGCAAGGACCTTGAGCGGCAGATCAGGGCGAGTGAGCCAGCCGTCAAGACCGCCAGTGAGCGTGTTGGCAACGAGAGCCACAAGTCGTTCCAGGAGGGATGGGTCAAGGGCAGCAAGAGGGATGGCACTCTCGCTGATGCCATCGAGAAGGACTTTCACGCCGGGGCTTCCAAATTCAATGCCGATGGTGAGGACATCGGCAAAATCTTCACCGATGGTTTCCGCAAGAAGATGCAGGAGGGCTTCGGCAAGGACATCGGCGGTAAGATGTTCGACAACATCAAGAAGGATGTCGAGAGTGGAGCCCAGTCTCTCGACTCCCTGGGTGTGAGATTCCAAAATCTTCGACGGGATGTCGCCCGAGCCGAGGCGGACATCAAAAAGAGTGGTTCAGGGATCTCTGGTCGTCTCCACAGTATTGCCGATGGCATTGGTAAGGCATTCGGCAAGGGCAGCCGAAACAACTTTCTGAACTTCTTTGGATCCTTCGTATCCGTCGGACCACACCTGTTTGCGTCGATCACAGATGCACTACCCAAGGCCCGTGACGCGATCATGGGCTTCTTTGCTGACTTCAACCAGGCATGGAAGGACGCCAGCAGCAACGGCCAGAAGTCCATCGGTGGACTCATCCAGGCCATCGGTGGCTTCGCTTCCGAAGGGGTAGTAGGTCTGGCCATAGCGGCTGGCGGCATGGTTGTCGCCGTCAACGGGTTCGTGTTCATCCTGGGTGTCGCTGCCGCCGCTGTCTCCCTCCTGGCCGGAGCGATCCTGGCACTGGCTGGAGCTATCGGCTTCGCCCTCGTCGGCGCCCTTGCTGCCGTTGGCGGTGCCCTGATTCCCTTCGGCGCTGCTCTGGCTGTAGCTGCCATCGGCCTGTCCGGGCTGATGAGTAAGGGGTCGGATCTCATAGATTTCAAGAAGGACTGGGACAAGCTCCAGAGTTCCATCCAGCGGGACATGTTCGGCAAGGACAAGCAGGCCCAGCTCAATACCCTCCGGTCACTGCTGAACGCTGTCAAGCCTGTCATCCTGGCTGTTGCGACCGCCCTCGGTAGCATCATCAAGGCGTTCGAGAAGGCGACCCAGACCAAGGGTTTCCAGAAGATGATGCAGGACATCTCCAAGATGCTCGGTCCGATGGTCCAGACTCTTGGCGACATCGCTGGCCATCTCGCCGACTTCCTGGGGAATGCCTTCATTGATGCCGGGCCGTTCATCAAGGCGTTCCTGGGTGGGCTCGATGACATAGCCAAGAGGCTGGACAACTTCAGCAAGGGCGGCAAGAAGTCCGGCCTAGCCAAGTTCTTCAACGACGCTTGGGACTCGGCCCAGAAAGTCTGGCGACTGATCAAGGACGTTGCTCTGGTACTCGGTGACCTGTTCGGTGCCGGGAAGAAGCACGGCGACAACATCATCACTGGACTTGCCAGTTCAGCCGAGGAGCTGCACAAGTGGCTGTCTGATCCGAAGAATGCCAAGATCATCGACCAGTGGTTCCAGGACGCCGAGAAGCTGGCTGGCGAACTTGGCAAGATCGTCATTGCGGCTGGCGAGTTCATCGCCGCCCTCGACACGCCACTCAACAGAACCATCCTGTTCTGGATCCTCGACCACTCCGCCGCGCTGCTCGACTTCCTGTCGAAGGCGGTCGGGTGGGTCGACCAGATGCAGCAGAAGACCCTCGCCACCGTCGACAACCTGGGGAAGGTCGGGGACAAGATCGCGACCCAGATCGGCAAGGGCGACATCGGAGGAGCCGCTCAGACCGCGGCTGCGAATCCCGTTGTCCAGACGATCGCGCCCATCCCGAGCCTGCTTGTCAACGCCTTCCATGACGTCGGGCCTCAGGTCCTGTCGGCCCTGGGTGACTTCGGCATGATGCTCGACTCCTGGATCTCCAGCGGCATCGCACAGATCCCCGGGCTCATCAGCCAGATCGTCGGCTTCTTCACCGGGCTCGGCGTCAAGATCATCACCGCGGCCGGCAGCCTGGTCGACGCCTTCACCACCTGGATCAGTGGGATCGTCTCCGCCATTCCAGGGGTCATCACCCAGATCATCAGCTTCTTCGTCGGGCTACCGGGCAAGATCATCACCGCTGCCGGTGACCTTGCCGGACAGTTCGGCACCTGGCTGGCCGGTCTCCCAGTGGCCGTGATCACCACCGTCGGCCAGATCATCGTCGGCTTCATCGGTCTGGCCGGAAGGATCATCACCGCAGCCGGCGACATCATCGGCAGCTTCACCCAGTGGCTGGCCGACCTGCCGGGCGCCGCACTGCGAGCCATCGCCGATGTCATCGGCGTCTTCGTCGGCCTCGCACCCAGGATCATCGCTGCGGCCGGCGACCTCATCGGCCAGTTCCGTGCCTGGATCTCCGGTCTTCCCGGACAGATCAGGGCGCTTGCCGTTCAGATCGCCTCCGGCTTCGTCGGCCTGGCGGGGAGGATCATCACTGCGGCCGGCAACCTTGCTGGCCAGTTCGGGTCCTGGATCGCCGCGCTCCCTGGCCGGGCTCGCAGCCTGGCGCAGAACATCGTGTCTGCCTTCGTCGGCATGGCCGGCAGAGCCATCAATGCCGCAGGCAGCCTGATCTCCTCATTCGGTCGCTGGGTGGCCGGTCTGCCCGGGGCCGCCCGGGGCATCGTCCGCCAGGTCGTCAGCGCCTTCAGCGGCCTGGCGAGCGACATCGTCAGAGGGGCTGGCAATCTCGTGTCTCAGTTCAGGACCTGGGCCTCCGGCGTCGGAACGGCGGCGAGTGGTGTCGCCAACGACATCGTGAACGCCTTCTCCGGCCTTGGCAGCCGGATCGCAAATGCCATCGGCACCATCGTTCCGACCGTCTCCCTGCCGACCCTGTCCGAGCTGAAGCATCGGATGGGTCTGGCGAGCGGTGGCGTCGTGATGGGTCCGACCCAGGCTCTGATCGGAGAGGCGGGGCCAGAAGCCGTTGTCCCCCTGGCTCGCCCGCTGTCCCAGGTGGATCCGGCCGTGCGCGCACTCTCGGCCATCGCCCAGGGGATGTTCGTCGGCAGCGGTCAGGTGGCCAACACCGGGAAGACCATCGACGTCGGCGGCATCACGGTGATCACGCCGACACAGGACCCGCGAGCCGTAGCATCCGAGGTCATTGCTCGGATGGCTTCGGTTGCCTACATCTAGAGATTCAGTCGGACTGAAGGGAGGACAGCATGGCGTGGCCTGGTTATTTCAGCTTCGCTGGGACCGAAATCATTAATTCGACCCGGACGGAGGCGTACGCCCGTCATATGGGCGCCGGCTGGTTTCGGCCCGTCTATAACCAGCCCGAGCTGAACTGGCTGCTGGAGGATCCTCCGTACTCCAGCCCGCTCCAGGACGACGCGCCATGGGCCGATCCCGGCAACCTGGACTCCTACGACTTCTACGGTGTGTACCCGCTGGACGTTACGGGCATCGAGGACTCGACCTACGAGGCCAACGTCACCGAGTCGACGCTCGACGGTGGGTACGTCGGTCGGCGCCGGCGCAAGACCCGGGCCGTGGTGTTCAGCGCGCTGCTGATCGGGGCCAGTGAGTGCGCGGTGATGTACGGGATGCACTGGCTCAGGGTCGTGCTCGGTGGCGGCCCGTGCTTCGGCAAGGCGTTCGGCAACTGCTCCGGCGGTGAGCTGTGCTTCCTTGCCTGTCCGCCATGCAAGTGCGACTCCGACACTCCGGACGACTGCAACCTTCGCTATGGCCACAGCCTGCACAACGTGACCACCACGGTGGGCCCGAACGTCACGGCGAAGACCCAGCTCATGGATGGCGGCCGGGCCTGGACGGTCACCTGGACGATGACGGCGGCGAACCCGATCGAGTTCGGTGCCGAGTACCCGTTAATCGCGGGCTTCCTGGCTCCGGCTGTGAACAACCCGTACGTCGGTGGCGTCACTCCCGATGGTGGCGGCTTCGACGACGACGGCTTCGTGCAGACCGAGCCGGCCTGTCCGGTCGTCAGCTACACACCGGTCTACGACCCGACCTGCTCGCTGCTCGTGCCACCGCCGGGTGTCCCGAGCCCCATGCCGACGTGCTTCAACTTCCCGGTCAACTACCTGCGGCGGAACTTCGTCATCCCCCGCGGAGCGGTGCCGTTGTGGGGCGACGTGGTGCCGATCCTCACCCTGACCACCGGCTCCAAGGAGATCCGCAACACCCGGATCCGCTTCTACGCCGACGTCTTCGACACCGGTAACCCGTCCAGCGATCCATGCAACTACTGCGGCGATCTAGTAATCACCTACATGCCACCGTCCTCGACGCTGGTCATCGACGGTACGGACAAGTTGGTCTACATGGACGCTCCTGGGCAGGGCCGTCGCCGTGCCGACGCCATCATCTCCGACTCGACCGGCAACCCGTTCGAGTGGCCCGAGCTGTCCTGCGGCTTCGGTTACGTGGTCACCGTCGACACCCCACAGCACGACACCGTGCCGATCGTCGACCTATCCCTGGTGCCTCGGGTGGGCTGATGCCGAGCACTACATTCGGCGGTCCCGGCTGGCACACCTTCAACGTCCCCACCGGTGTCAAGACCGTCAAGATCGAACTGCACGGGGCGGGCTCCGGCTCACACCAGGGTGGCAAGGTCGTCGGCAACCTCGCGGTCAACGACAAGCAGGACCTCTTCTTCTACGTCGGTGGTTCAGGTGGACTGAACTCCGGATCGACCCCGGGTGGCGGTGGTGTCGGTGGTGGTGCTGCCGGCGGAGCGGGGCACACGGGCCAGGCCGGTGGCGACGGTGGTGGCGGTGCCACCTATGTCCGGGTCGGGTCGACCAGCGGCTCGCTGAAAGCTGTCGCCGGTGGCGCGGGTGGAGACTCCGGTGACAGTGGGGCGGGTGGCCCCGGTGGTGCGTCGACCGGTGGTGCCGGTGGCCGAGGAAACGGTGGCAGCAACGCCACGGGCCAGTCCACCGGTGGCACCCAGTCCCAGGGTGGCAACGGCGGCACATCGTCCTCCGGCTCGCAGTTCAATGGCCACAACGCCTCGGACACCGTGCTGGCCGGTGCGGGTGCTGGTGGCTCATCCAGCTCGTCGCTGAAGTCCCATGGTGGCGGTGGCGGTGGCGGTGGCTATCACCCTGGCGGTGGTGGTCAGGCATCCTCGGTCGGCTATGCGCCAGGTGGCGGTGGCGCCGGTGGCTCGAACTTCGTCGGCGGCCTGACCGGCGCTGCCAGCACGCAGGGCAATGGTGGCACCGGCAATGGCGAGGCGATCGTCACCTGGAGCACACCAGCTCCGGCGAACCTCCCACCCACCCCGCCGTCCAGTGTCAAGATCAACGGCGTCGACGCCAACACCACGGTGCTGACCAAGGCGACCTCGTCCGTCCATGTCTCGGCCGTCGTCAACGATCCGGACAAGGGCGAGCAGGTCCGGCTCCTGGTCCGGGTCTCGGTCGGTTCGTCCTTCGCCCACTACCGAGACTTCAAGTCCGGTCTGGTCCCCAAGGGGAAGACGGCGACCGTCACCGTCACCGGCCTGTCACTAAACACCCACTACTACGCCAGGCTGTACTCCCAGGACCAGCACAACCTCTACTCGACCAGCTACAACCAGATCGACTTCTGGTCGGACCAGGCGCCGGCTCAGCCCGACGGGCTGACGATCAACACCCAGGGCGCCGGGATGACCCTGCCGACGCTCTCGTCGGCGACCTTCCACTGGAACCACAATGATCCCGATCCGGCCGATTACGCGATCGGCTTCAACCTGCGCTACCGGACAGCGGCAAGCTCGACCGTTGCGGCCGGATCCTGGTCGACGGTCAGCCATCCATCGGGCTGGCCGCAGATCGCGCCCAAGGTGGCCGGGCCCCCATCGGCGAGCGCGGCCGAGTACGTCTTCAACCCGAGCACGTTCCCCGGCAATCGGTTCCACGAGTGGCAGGTCCAGACCCGTGACACCGAGGGTCAGTGGGGCGCCTGGTCGGATCTGTTCTCGTTCTATGTCTCGTCGGTCTCGACACCCCCCATCCCAATTTCGCCGGTCAAGGACACCGGCCGCGATGTCCACAAGGCCCAGGACTTCGTCTGGAAGTTCGTCGACCCAGACGCCAACAACTCTCAGGCCAAGGCCGATCTGCGATACCGGGTTGTCGGCTCCGACGACGACAGCTGGGTCATCATCCTCGGAGACATCGCACCGAACGCCCCGGGGTCGAGCAGCACCTGGTCGATCCCGGCCGAGACCTTCGTTGCCGGCTACCACTACGAGTGGCAGGTCCGTACCTACGACCAGATCGGTGGGCACCAGTCCGGCTGGTCCGGGTCGGCCACCTTCATCGGGATCGATACGCCCGGCTCCGATGCCGGACCGCTCCCGGTCGGCGACGTCAGCCGGGTGCAGGGTGAGCTCGGCTGTGGCACCTACCGGGTGTTCGTCTACGAGCAGGGCGGAACGCGGCGGCTGGGTGAGCTGGAGCCATTGTCGAAGCTGACCTTCGCCAGGCTGCGGGACGACATCAGCAACTGCATCGCCACGTCATCCGGCTACTCGGTCGACTGTGGCGCGTTCTACGGCCAACTGCGGTCCTGGATGCATGAGCTGGTGGTCTTCCGTGACGGCGTGCGGGTCTGGGAGGGCCCGATCACCAGGATCACCTACACCGTGGACAACGTCGAGATCGAAGCCAAGGACGTGATGGCCTACGTCTACCGGCGGATCATGAGGCAGGGCTACAACGACGCCTACCGACTGATCAAGAAGGGCACGGGAGGTGAGCCGGACCAGTACCTCGGGCTGCTCTCGGTGGTGAAGCGTGCCGCACTGTTGATCACCGACGCACTCGCGCCGTGGGATCCGAACGTGCTGCGCTACCTGACCGCGCTGGAGTGGCCCGACGATGCCAACGAGTCCCGAGTCGTGGCCGACTGGTCGCGCACGGCCTGGGAGGAGGTCGACGACCTAGCGGCCACGGCCGGTCTGGACTACACCACGGTCGGCCGACGCATCCTGCTCTGGGACACGCACCGTGCGGTCGGCCGGCTCCCCGAACTGCGGGACGGAGACTTCTCCGCGGCTCCGATCGTGACCGAGTACGGGATGCAGCTGGCGACCTTCCAGGCGGTGACCAATGGATCCGGCGTCTATGGCTGGGCGGTCGGACAGCCGGACTGGCCGACCAACTCCGGGCCGTTCGGACCGTCCAAGCCGTACGGTCCGGTCGAGCAGCTGGCCTCCTCCTACGCGGACACCTCGTCAGCCAGCCCCGATGCGGCGACACCCGAGGCC